AATATCAGTCTTCCCAATGAATATCCGACCGACCTGAGTCAGGTCAGTTTGTGCAGCGGTATCAATACCGGTGAAATAAGGAAGCTTATTCGCTCCGGTCGCAAGGGCTGCAAGTGCCGTAAGTGTGGCATCCAGCGCCTGGAAATCCTTACCGAACGCGACGGTCATCTTGGTAATAAACCCGTTTAAGTCACCATCATCAAGCACATCTTGCCCACTTTTATTCGCGATATATTGCGCTAGAGAAGCTGCGATAAAACTTGCCTGCCGGATAGCTTTGTTCACCTGCGCACTGGATGCTTTGCCTGCCGTGAACCCTGACAGTAAAGCTGGGAGTGCTTCCCAGTCAGCCTGTGATATGACGTTAGCGTTAGGATCAAGCGCAAATGCTTTAAAGTTATTTGTTGCCATCAGAGTAATACCCCCCAAGCGCCGGTATCAAAACCGCCGATATATTCGTTATCCATATCAAACCCAAAGAATTTATTTCCCTCGGAAGGTGTTTCAACCGAAGGTGTTTCAACATCACCGGCCCATACGCCAGCGGCTTTAACGGTCAGATAGCCCTGTTTGATAGCGGCGATCAGTTCAAGAGACACATCTGAAATATCAGTCTCAGGGAATACCCAGACCGAAATCGTCATGTCCTGGTTATCGACGATTTGCATTTTCAGGCCAGAGCCTGCTGTCGCAGCGTCCAGAATGGGCGGCAGCGAGTCGTTCCGCCCGTCCCAGTTGTTGATAGCGATCTTCGCTTTCAGAATGATGCGGTAGGTTGCATCGCTCAGTGTGGTGTAGCCTGAATCCGGGTCATACGGGCCTTGCCATACGCCCTGGTCATATCCGAGCCCGTCAGCATCCCAGCAGAAATAAACGCCACTTATCGGCTGGCTGACAATGCGACTACGTCCGATCCAGAGTCCGAGCGTATCGAGCTGCACACCGACTGCCGTATCGATATCGAAGGCAGAGATAAAGCCGCCCATGCTTTTGGAAATATCGATAAGCGGCCGGGTACTCAGGTCAACGTGATCGAAGAATTTGGGCTTGGTCGCGTGGTAGTTGGTGATCCTGTCCGTGTATTTGCTCATGAGGTCACCGTGAGAGCGATATTTTCGGGATTACAGGACGCTGATTCGTTGTAGGCAATAACGATATTTGCCGCCGCTACCGAACCGGAAGACTTTCCGATCAGCAGTTCGGTGATGTCGTAATAGCGAGCATTACCGCCGCTCACCACCCCGAGGTTCGCCGGGGAGTAAATACGGCTCAACAACACCGAATCACCGATCGTCAGCCCGTTGATGTAGTCCGCCACAGCCTGCTGAATTTGCGTACCGATTTGCGAGGTGTAGCCGGTGAATGCTTTCAGCGTGATATGCCCATAAATTGGGACATCAGTCGACCGCGAAAAGCTGATTACATGCGGATTGCCGTAGGTATCAGGCACCGTGACAGAGGTTGTCCCGTAGGTCGCGGTTCCCTGCCCCTTGTTGCCCCTGATGGTCTGGGCAATATCGGTGACATCGCCGCCGTCAATGATGGCAGAAATAGAGTGAGGCGGCAGCCCGTTGCTGTCGGTCGCGCCAGTGTCATTCTCATAGAGCTTGTGACGTGTCACGCCAGCAACGTTAGCTATCGCACCGTCGACACCTTCAAACGGTGTGATAGATGGTAGCGCGACGCTCTGCCCCTGCCGGATGCGCAGCTCCGCATCAGTCTCCGCAGGTTCGCCGACCGTAGCGGCCGCCGGGTTAGTTACTGATGTCCAGCCGCGGGTCGGCGTATTAATGGTGGTGATTGTTCCGGCCAGCGCCGCCACCGCGCCACTACTTGAGCAGGTAGCGGTAATTAGCACAGTGCCATCTACGCCGATTGAAACAGCGGCCGGAAGGTTCCAGATCACATTATTGCTATCCTTAACCGCTCCGTTCGTGATGGTCGTCCCCGCGGTACCGACCAGCAGTAAATCAACGGTTGAGTTTGTCGCACCTTTGCGCGCGATACCGTTAATTTTCACGTTGCTGGTTAGCGCACTGCGCATGGCTGTAGCTGGTGAAAAGCTGTTATAAACAGTAATGGCGGTATTGTTAGCATCGTGGATTGACAAAGCCATAAGAGATACCACCTGACCGTCCTTACTATCCGGGTCGATGTACACGTCAGCACCGTAAATCTGCTGAAAAAAGCTCGTCAGGGTATCAAGTATCGTCTGGTAATCAGGCGCACTTATCCCCTCAGCGGTTATCGTTGCCGATAAGCCGAGTGTGTCCAAATTGAGGGCCATTTATGCCTCGCTGGTTACTGTCGTTGTTCCGTAGATGGTGTCGACCGAAGCAGTGAACTCAACGCGGCGCGTCGTGGTGTTCACTGTCGTATTGAAAGAAAGGATGGACTTCACGCCACGCGTTTCGAGAATGCGCTGGCGGATCGCCAGATTATAGGTTTCCGGCTTCTGCTTGCCGAGTACGGACTGGATCCACGGCGTGCCAGTTGTGGTATCGAGGAACCATTCCCCATACCACAATTCGAACCGCGTTTTTATCGCCTGCGCCACGGCTTCTGGTGAGTTAATCAGCCAGGTATCATCGCCGCTGCCGAAGGTGTAATCGCCATCGGCGTCTTCACGTCTGTATCGCATCAGTTAGGTTTCCCAGTATTTCCGCTGCCGGTCTGCACTCCACCGTGGGTGTGATTGTCATCAATAGACTTACCGTTGGCTTTAACCGTGCCGATGAACTCAACCGCGCCGGTAATTTTCGACGCAACGCCAGAGACTACAGAACCAACCATCCCGGCCATCCACGTCAGCAAACCGTGAATAGTCACTTTCTCCGAGAAATCGGCCAGAGGGGTAACAACCTCCAGCCCACCAGGCGCGACAATTTTTATTTTCTGCGTGGTAGGGTTGAGCTCGAAATACGTGCTGCCGTCATCGCTCCGCAGCTGCGTGGCACCGGTGCTGATACCGCTAATTTTCTGCGCCTGCGACTGCGGGCCAACGATGCAGAACGCATCTGATAAATCATGCACCCTGTCGTCAACTGGCTCCTGCACGCCGCCGCTCTGCCACCAGAAATCGATACAGCGGTCGGCAAATATCACCAGGCATTCATCGCCGGCTTTCACCGGGAACGTCAGCGTGCAGCCGCCGCCGCGCGGAAAAACCACCGGCACATCCACCAGCAGCGGGTAATTTTTGGTTGAGCGCTTGCCGTCGTTGTCGGTTTCAACCGATCGGATAGCTGGCTGCACAACTGCCGTCACCGCCCCGGGGTCGAATGACTGAACGATGCCGGGCAAAGCGACGCGGATCTGGTTTTTCGTTGTCTCTCGTTCGGACTGGAACGTTTCGGCGAGATCTCCGCTTCGGGTCTGGTCAGATACTGCCATTTGGTAGGCTCCAGAAAGCAAAAAACCCGCCGGATGGCGGGTTCAATATAATTAAATATTTCAGTTTATAAGTCCGATCTTATCAGCGCTTCGAGAATTAACTACATCTCCAGAAGTCCCACAAGGCACGGCGACAGTTAGCATTTCAACGTATCCCCGATTACTCTGCTTTTGGCATAAAGTAGCGTGCATCCTCGCTAAACGCGCAGCGGAACCGAAATCGATTTTGGTTCTGTAAGTTGAATCTCGTAGAGCTGCTTTTTTTGCAATTCCACTAATATTTTTATCTTTAATTACAGATGCAAACAAATTCAGTTCATTGCCGATCTGATTAAAACAAGCTCGATTAACGTCGACATCGGCGTAAGCTGAGATTCGCTTACAATCAGAGATCTGCGAAAGAATAGAAGAGTTAACCAACTGTAAACTTAATTTATAATCACCAACATAGGTATAAACTTTCTTTGGGTCAGTAGTCCCCGGATAACGAGTTACAAATGGAATGCTGTTGTAAGCATCTCGCAATGGTTCCGCGCCTTCACTTGTTAGTTCATTACCAACACCAGCAACGCCAACTTCTGGATGTGAAACTTCAAATTGAGTCTTTTCTTCGCTCTGTGTTTGAAGCCTGCTTCTCTGGCTTTCATCAACTTGCTTATCGTACGCTTGTTTTTCTTCATTTTTTTGGGCTAGCCATTTTTCTTGGGCTTTAGCACCGTTAGGGTCCCAACTACATGAAGTTAAAAAAAGAGAAAATACGATTGTAGTTACCGCAAGTCTGCTCACTATTATGCACCCCGATTCATTGCTGACTGGCTAGGAATATCACTAGCACCTCGAGCAAAGCACATCATGTCCATGTACCACGCCTGGCCCCTTGTGTCGCCAGTGTACATAATCCCGCGCACAATATAAACGCCATCTGTTGCGATGCTGGCAGGCTGCGCCGTGGTGCCGCTGAGCGTGATATTGCCGTCAATATTCTGGTCGGTGATCTGGCCGCCAGCCATCGCGATATCATTGTTCGAAAGCGCGGTGCGGAATACAGAGGCCTGATCCAGTTGAATAAGCCCGTTAACCCTGATGTTCGGGTTTATCAGCGCGCGAACGTTGACACCGTTGCCGATGGTCTGCTGTGGCATGCCTATCAGCCCGGTGGCGCTGTTGAGCACAATCGCATCGTGAACATACTCGTTATTCGCCACCATCTGCCGCTGACCATCGACGAACTGCCAGGTTGCGCCACACTGCGAAGCAACGTTATCCATGAGGTGCCGGGTTATGCCAAACAGCACACGGCCACGCGGGAAAACAGTAGCAGGCATTTCCGGCGTAAGGCCTTCGGTCGCGCCTTGGCCTCGAAGTCCTTCATCAGCGCGCGGTTGACGTCGCTGACCGTGTAACCAGCTGCCAGCGTCTGCGAGGTGATGCTGGTGGCAAACGCCAGATCCGTATCCGCCGCCTGAATCAGGACGTAAGAATCAATGGGATTGTCCTTGCCGGTCACCGAATAGCGAATTTCTCCGCTGAAGATTAGCCCGTAGTTGCGACCATCACTCTGGCCCACGTCTGAGGAGTCAACTTCCCGTGCCGTTCCGACGCTGCTGGCCGATACCTCTGGCGCGATGCCGTCATAGCCCGCAATCAGCCGAACCTTAGAAAACTCCTGCCCGGTGATGCGGTTCACCGTATCAGCCGACAGGTTGTAAATTTTGAACGTTCCCACGCGTGACGCGCTGCTGATGTTGAACCAGTCGATCGTAAAGGTCACTTTAAAATCGCTCAGTTCTATGCCCTGGCCGTTCTCGTCCACGAGCTGCAGCTCAAAATGCCGCATCCAGTTCTGTGACATGCTTACTCCGTTAATACCAGTAAATGACTGCGGCTACCCAGGTCGGTTTTCGTCGGATAATCCTGTGTGCTGTCGTCGCAGACCACCGCCAGCTTAAAGCCCAGCCTCATATAGGCATACTGCGCCAGTAGGTCAGCACCGGTGACAAGGGGGATGCCGGATATAATCGGCTCCCCTCTGTCGTTCTGCAGGTCCATAATCCAGTACAAATCGCGCCAGTTGATGCTGATCCGCCAGGTAGCTCCTGCGATATTTATGCTGAATTGCTGGTTATCCGCCGTCAGCGGTATTTCCTGAATCGCCATTAGCCCAGCCCCAGAAGAGAGGAAACATTACCGCTCAGACTCTGGAGCAGCGACTTGTTTGGCGGCTTCGTCGTTTTAGTGCCGGTATTCAGCACCGCCGACGTGCTTACGCCGTCTTTCATGTCCGTTTTGTCTGCCACGCTAATTTGTTGCGTCTGGGATATGAGGACTTCACGCAGAGTGAGAACGGCGGATAGGACATTTTCGGTCGTCTTATCCGTCGTCACCTCCAGCGCACGAATCAGCATGTTGCTGTACAGCCGTTTGCCGGTCACCACATCGAAGGGAATACGGCTGGCCTGCAGGTTCAGTATTTCCTGATATGTCTCCTGCGGGCTCAGGCCGAGCAGCCCGGTAGCGGTCAGGCTACTGGCAAAATCCAACAACGAACCACCACCAGCAAAGCCAACCTCCATCGTTACTTCAGATGGTTTTTTATAGGCGTGATCTGCAACTGCGGCCCCGACTTCCACAGGGTGCTCTGTGATTTCCAGCGTATCGCTGTGCTTCTCGGAAACAACGACGCTCGGTACGATCATCCCGATTTTCCGGGTTTGCTGGTGAAACAGCGTAGAGAGAATATCCATTATCCCACCTTCGTCTGATTGCCACGCATCACCTGGGCGTTTGATGACTGCTGCCGGCGTTCGACTTCATTACCGACCGCCCGGGCATCGCCGCCGCCGTAGATGTGATACGTGTTCTGCTGGTTCACTTCTGCCGCTCTGCCATACCCCGGCATGTTGCTCATCACTTTGGGGATGTAGTTGCGGGTTTCCTGAGGCATGAGGGCCATCCCGTGCTTTTGCACATTCCCGATCCCCCAGTTGTAGGACGCTAACGCCTTACTCAGGTCGCCACCGTTCGCCTGCAGTAACTGAGCCAGATATTTCGCAGCAGCCTGGGCTGATTTCTCTGGGTCGAAAACATCATTACCGCGAAGCCCCATGTCGCGAGCAGTGCCATCCATGAACTGAAACAGCCCCTTTGCACCAGCGCCAGATGTTGCGAACTGATTACCGCCAGATTCTGTAATGGCAACGCTTTTCAGCAGCCCAGCGGGAAGTTGATAAGCTGCCTCCAGCCTGTTGAGCATAGGTCCCATCCAGTCAAGGAGCACCTTACCCTGAGCGGACGCACGCGGACGTTTTACTGACTGGGCGTGCTGATCCGGTTCATCATCGCCAAACCATCCCCGGATGGTCCGACCAACACTGCGCGGATCAAAGCCCAGATTTTCCTTAACCCAGTCCGCGCTTCTGTTGGCGCTATCCTCTACCATCGGAGTGGCGCTCGGCTGTCCGCTGCCCTGGCTGAGTAACTGCTTGCCAATGCTGGCAGCCTGCGCCCAGTTCCCATCTTTGATGGCATTCAGCAGGTCGGCGATCATGTTCAGCATCTTGCCGAACTCGCCCATTTGCGAAATAAAGTTGTCGAAGTCCCATTTCAGGGACCACGATTTCGGGTCTATGCCGAGCAACTTCGCCAGCGCATGTGTCAGGTCCTTGACGGTCTTTTGCAGGTCGCCGATCATCTTGATGGCCTGGTCGACTTCTGGCTTCCATTTCTGCCAGTCAATCAGGCTCTGACCACCTTCCTTCCACGTTTTGTAATCTTCCCACAGCAGCGCTATCCCGGCGGCCAGCGCCGTAATTAAGCCAATTGGGGACATCCAGAACGTGCTGTTCAGAATGCGCAGCGCTATAGTCAGCGCGCCGAATAAAGCGATCATCTCACGCGTCTGTTTATCGAGCGACTTCCACCAGGTAAGAAGATCAGACGTCCCCTCAATCAACCGGAAGAACAGCCGCCCGATAATATCCCCGAGCGCCAGAATTCCCTTAATGGCTTTCGTCAGCGTCTGCTCGATGCGCGGGAAGTTGTCCAGGATATGGCGGCGCAGCGTGTCCAGGGAACCAGCCAGCCCACCAGCAAGATTAGAGCCGATTTTATCCCGGGCCATGCCCGCCATCTCGCCGAAGGAACGCAGCGAGGTCATGAATTTATTCGAGCTGACGGCGGCCTGATCGGCGTTGAATCCGATCGCCTTCGCCATTGCCGAATACTGGCCGGTGAAGTTACCCACACCGCGACGCATTGCCATCAGGGTATTTTCATCAATGCCCAGCATCTGCGCGTACTGGTTGGCGCGGTAATACGGCATGCTGCTGAGCTTCTGGCCGACACCCGTAAAGATGGCGGACATGTCGCGCATGTTGCCTTTGGCGTCACGGGTCTGAACGCCCAGACGGTTCAGGAAACCTTCCGCGCCCGGGTTGTTGCGTACGAATCGTGCCAGGCTTTCCAGAGAGCCACGCGCTGCGTCAGCGCTACCGCCGACCTGCGCAACGGCATAACTAATCGACTTGATGCCCTGCACCGTCGCGCCGGTGCGCTGCGATGCCCAGTAGAGGTTATCCAGACCAGAGGCAATCTTCGCGGTATAGGCCACAACGGACAGCGCCGCACCCTCGACCGCCAGCCCCATCTTGATTGCGTTCGCTGTTACGCCGCCGAGAACGGCGTTAAATTTCCGCGCCCCGGCCTCGTCAACGCTGAAGCCCAGAGAGACAAGAAACTCTTTAATCGTCTCAGCGTTCATTGTCCTCTCTCCATTTATCGATACGGCGCTGGTTATCGGCCTTAACGGCCAGGTGGTCATTCATAAGCGCGATATCGCACAGATCGACGGATCCATCCTTCAGCGCATTGAAAGGGATTAACCCGGCATCAACCGGGTCAAGGAGATACGACAGCCCGTCAGGCAGGCTGTTAAGCCTCAGGCTTGGGGCTGGGCCGCCGTCTCGCTGATAGGGAGTTCTGGCAAAAAATTTCCCAGCGAATCGGCGACCACCCGCGCCACCAGCTGCAGCATGGTAAAGAGGTCGATATCATCGAAGGCGAGAACGCCCTGACTGAACACCGGCGTCCAGCCGTTCATGTGCTTACGCGCCACCACGGCCAGACAGGGGTGAATAATCGCGTTGGTGTCTTCTTCGCTGAGCGCGGAAAGCTCCTCGGCGATGCGCGGCAGCGCTCTTTCAAAAACAGGCCCCATTTGACCGAGGTCCACATTTTCGAGATTGCCCAGCCGGACATTGCCAGGCAACAGCGCCCGAATGCTGCCGAAATCAGCCATCATCCCGGCCAGCACCGGCAGCAATTTACGGGTGACCTTCAACTGGTCGAAAACGCTAAGTTTTGCCAGGCGATAATCCTGGCCTTTGATAGTAAATTCCATTCGTTAAAACTCCCCGAGAACCTGGTCGATTTTGCCGCAGTCAAACACCCACGCCATCGTGTTACCGTCTTTAGCGTTGGCGTTATCCGGCTGTTTCTGGAATGCCACGCTGCGCGCCGTCGTAATATCGCCGCTCACCGAGTTACGGATCACAATGACGTTATTCCCCCAGGTCGCTGAAGACATGCTTTGCGCGTTGTAGGCCAGTGACAGCTTTTTATTCGTCGGTGACGTTTTCAGCAGGTTGACGGTGATCGTCCCGGATTTATCTGCATGCAGGCTTTGCATGGGTTCGCCGTCGGCACCAATGGTCATGGTGTTCTTTGGCCCGCTCATCGCAACGGTGATCCCTTCCTCAGAGTTAGCCGAGCCGTAGCCCAGCTCAATTTTCCCGGTCGGGCCAGTCAGCGATGCAGACACATCCATAAAAGAGTAAGTAGCCATTATCGCTCCTTAGCGTACGACTGTGATTGCTACAGAGCCGTAGTGAACGGCACCGGCCAATTTTGCGGCCACCTGAATTGGCACACCTTTACGCGCTTCACGGTCCGCCTGCAGCTGGTCATCCACGCGCGGCGCGTAGATGTAATAGCCTTTGGTCAGGGTGTCGCCGGTATTCAGCTGCCCAATCGGGCCGCCCGTCCATTTGCCCGGTGCAAACAGCCCGTTGTTGACCGCCTGATCCAGCACCAGCTCAATGTTCGCGATACGGGTTGTGGTACCGGCATCGGTCTGCGGGATTTTGGTCGTGCTGGTGTAGAGGGTGTTGTAGTCCGCCGTCTGGACGGTGTTCTGCAACCAGTCGAGACCGTGGCGCTCGTCGAAGAAGTCGCCGTTCGCCATGACCCCCTGCTCCAGAATGGCGGTGTCGTTCTCGTAGTACACGTACACGTTGCAGTTCTTCGCCTCCAGCGCATTGGCCTGAGAAGTACCGATCGTTTCGTACGTGACGCCGGGCTCCTGCTTGAACTTCAGGGTAATGGTGGTATTGCTGCCGTTGAAGTCCACAGTGAAGGCGCGGGCGAACGCAGAAAGCGCTGCGTAGCGGCTGGTGGAAGAATACTGAATGAACGTTCGGCTATACTTCGCCGCTTTCAGCTTCGACGCGAGATCAGTATCGTCAGACGAGCTGAGAATACTTTCTTCAGCGGTGGTAATCGCAAAGATGCGTGACACTGTGGCAGCTTCAATCGCTGCGCTGATCGGGATGATGTCGGCATCGTCCGGATAATCAACCTCAGGTACTGCGAGATGCAGACCATACCAGGAGTTGTAATCCATCAGCGCGTTAACAGCTTCCAGCAGCGTTTCGGTGGTGCCGGACTCGGCAGAGGCCAGGGAATCAACCCAGCGACCAACATAAACCAGCGTGGGCTGGGGTTGCTGAGAGAACCAGATAATAGCGGCCTTGTACTCTTCACTGTCGATCCCGAAATCATCGCCAATATCATCCGGCGCGGAATAGGCACGCAGGCGTTCGCTCACAGGGATCACGGTTGAGTTACCCAGGATAAGCATCGAGCCGAAGTTACGCCCTTGCGCAGCTTTGGCCGAGAGCGTCACGGTAGTATTCGCGACGCGATTTAACGGCAAACCTTTCGCCATGATTAATCTCCGGTGGAAATCGTGACGTTGCCGTCAACGATGGATTTAATGTTGTAAGTACGCACCACTTTGCGGCGAAGCTGCACGTGCAGGTCGTAACGGCGAACCCACTGGTTATTGATGAGTTCAGGGAAGGGGGTAATATCGCTATAGCTGCCAAGAGACAGACCCAGCCGGTTCAGTTCAGCGTTGTTTTGCTCAATCGTGATACCGTCGCGAAAAACAGCGGCGTACTGCATCCCCGCCGGACCGTAAAAGGACGCCATCGCAACGAAGGATTCATGCCGCCACAGCTCTGCGTTTTCATCGGTCTGCCGGGTTGATGCTGGGGTGTTATAACTGGGCCACTCGACAATACCGAATGCGCACCAATTCACGTCGACTGGCATCAATGGTGGCTGGTCCGGCTGCCAGCGCGGGCGGACTGAGCTATCTGGCAGCCCTGAAACAGCCCGCATCCATCGACTAAGCAACCGGTCGAGATCAGTGTCGTACGCAGGACTATCGCTTACTGGTGTCAGCCATCCAGCTTCATTGCTGCTGTTATTGCTCAACTGGAATTCCTCCATCGAACGGCAGCAGCTCGCAGTGCGCCTGTATAAAACCAGCACCATAGGCAGTGTAAGGATCAGCGAATGTCACGCGATAATCCCGGCTCTGATAGGTCACGATATCGGCGTCACGACCAGTCTGCCCCTGCGTCAGGCGTTCGGTGGTGACCACGAGAATCGCCCCACTGATAACCTGCCCGGATTGCATTCGTCGGTTCTCAAGCGATCGGTCTACGGTGACAACACCAGAAAACTGCGTCTTGACCAACTCGTCTGTACCGATGCCGTCCGCATCGATGGTCTGCTGTCGACGAGTCACCCAAAGATTGGTATCGCAGAAATCGGGGTCGAACAGGACGTCCGTTACGTCAAGATCCGGCATTTTTGTCCCTCACAACGTAAGTAATCGCCCGCACATACTGGCCGGTATCAACCAGTGGTTTCGCGCCATCGGTGCCGGGTAAATCCCCCGCAGCGCGTCTCGCCATTTCGGCTTTTGCTCCCTTACGCCCACGACGCGCTCGCGCTTCAACGGTCGAGTCCGCAAGAGGAACAAAGTCAGCAGCATTAATGAAAGCCCGAACACCGTTAACGGCGAGCTGACCCGCGCGCTCAAGCGACTGCTCCGCAGATGACTCATTGCCGTCAAAGGCCGCCAAAGCGGCATCCTTAAGCTGTGGCACCGTCTGTGATTCAGCAGATTTCACACCCGGCTGGAGATGGGGGCGTGCAGGGATGTTCTGCGCTGGTGAGCCGTATTCGTTGAGGTAACCAATTCCGGCATTGCCAAACGGCACATCCTCGCGCTCGCTATCTTCGGCAGGAATGCCAATCAGCACCTCTTTACTGGTAAGTGCTTTGAGAGAGTCGAGGATGGCCTGAGCATTATCAGTAGTGATTTTCACGCCGCTTTTCATAGCTGGCGACCGCCAGCGCCGAACATAGTAGCTATCTGGTAAAACTCTGCGCCGTAGCGAGTGTTGTTCCAGAAACCTGCATCAGGATTCAGCGTCATGCTGTTGTCATAGCTGACACTGACTTTATCAACAGATTTAGAGGACTGGACGCCACTGGCATTACCGCCAGAGCCACCGGCCGCCGCAGAACGCTGGTCCTGCGCAAACAACGTCATGTAATGAGCGACATAAAGCTCGACAATGTAGGGATACATAGTCGGGCCATAGAGGCTTTCATTTAGCATGACGTCGGCCAGATTCAGCCGAAACTGGATCTGAGCATCAGGATATTTGGTGGTATCAGCGAACTGCGGGAAGTCGGTGCGAAATTTACTTACGGTTGGCAGGTCCGGATTTTTCGGCATTTTTATCCCCTTCGCCGCCAATAAGCGACGCCGCGAGCTGCGTATTCAGGTCTTCAATCTGCTTATTCAGAGCATCAATCGTGTCCTGATTCGCTTTAAGTTGCTCATCGCGCTGAGCGAGTGCATCTTTTAGCTTCTGCAGTTCGTCGCCATCGTCAGTATTCGAACGGTCCGCCAACTCTGCATGAGCCAGGGTAAACCAGTGCCCGGCATGCTCTTCTGGCACGTCATGGAGACCTTTGGTGTATTCGGTCGCCGTACCGTCTGCCAGCGTCAACTTGAAAGGGGTGTGAACGAGGATCGAAACCAGTTTTTCTTTTGCCATTTGGAAAGTCCTTCAGGCCCCATAAAGGGGCCATGCTGGTTATCAGATACCGTCCACGTAGGACAGCGTTTCTTTGTACACAGGCTCGATTGCACCCAGCTTGCCGTAGTAGGTGACAATCTGATACAGACCACGATACTGCACCGGCACGCTCTGCAGCGGCACCAGCGGATAGCGGACGTACTTCTTGTCGTTGGTGTAAGCAACCATGCGATCTTTACCGCCGACACCTCGGCCTTTCAGCCACTTAACCGCGCGGATGTTCAGTGGAACACCGTTCTGGTGGTAGCTGATGGTGTTAGTCTGGAGGTAGGTCAGTAAAGACTGATTACCCGCTGAAGACACGATGATGCTGGACAGCAGAGCAAACTGCTCTGGCGGGATCAGCAAATCGCGCGGCACAACTGAATAGCCAGAAGCAGCCCAGGCATCCGAAAGCACAGTGTTAATACTGGCGCGGATTTCATCCGGCGTGGACAGCGCCCACGTTTTGGCCGCATTGTTAACTGGAATGCTAGTCAGCGTTGCCAGCCCTTTCAGGTTCAGAGAGGGATCACCGATGTAAACTTGCTCGTCGTTATCCATCTGCCATTTGAGCTGCATACCGTCGTATTTCTGTGTATCGATCGGACGACCAACCTGCTCTGCGGCTTTCAGCTCGATAACAGTCCAGCCTAATTCCATACCCCAGAGGTTCAGCGGATTGCCGTCTTTACCAATATCGACGTTCACGCCAGCAATGGCGGTAGATACTTTGCCAACCCAGTTTTTGCCATTCGGGTTAGCGCCGGTACCTGCTGCACCAAATTTGGTATTAGTCCAGCTGGAGATATCGTCAGCGATGGAAACGTCTTCGCGCAGCTGAATATCGCGCGTCCAGGTGTACCCCACCAGCGGCAGGTTCAGCGTCTGATCCAGACGCTCCAGCTCGCCGACAAGAAACGCACCAGAGCCGTCTACCGTCGCCTGGTCAAAAGTAATCATTGACATGTTTTGTATTCCTTAAATCTTCCAGGAGATTTCAGCGTTGCCATCAGCATCGCCAGCACCGGTGAACGCAGCATTCGGAAGAGCAACTGTCTTTCCGGCGGTGTTCGTTGCAGAGAAGCCGCCAAGCGGCACATCAATGGTGGAATCGACAGAGACCACAACGTATACCACAGCACCTTTTTTGATGGTGGAGGCATCGTTGCCCAGGTTGACGGTCATGTAGCCACGCTTCAGCACATCACCCGGGAAGTTCTTGTCGGAGCCCACCTGGCGGACCATGTCCGGCGTGGAGGTCGTTGGGTACGGGCGTACATAAATGCCAGTCACTTTGTCGGCGGTATCACCGTCTTCAAGCGGAACAAAATAACCATCAGCGTCGTATTTCCCCGCCAGGCCATAAGCCGTAAAGGCGTCGGCGGATTTGAGGATGACCGGCTCGGTGGTCAGATCCTGAGGACGAGAGATCGCCCCGGCGATGCCTACAGGCATCCGGTACAGATATGCAGTCATCGTGAATTACCCTTTTTTAGCCCAGAAGTCAGCGTTAACTTTATTCAGGTCAGAAATGTTTGGAGTGGTGATAGAAGAGCGGGAAGCATCGCCCGTTGTAGTGCGCGTATTGCGGCCTTTTGCCAGTTCAGAAACCGCATTGAAAGCCATTTCAACTGACTGTTTTGGCAGTTTGCGAATATCCGCATCCCCGACCACCTGGCGAACCAGCTTCTTGTCGGCGGTGGACAGAACTTCGCGTTTGAACGCTGTAGGCTTCATCTTACGGCTCAGGTCGACGCCAGGCAGAATAACTTCGGCGCGGTACGCTGAGTCACCAGTAATCACGGCTTCCTCTTCGTCGTCTTCACCGTCGGTGGTAGGGTCTTTTTTACCATCCGGATTATCGTTGTCGCCTGTAGGGCCTGCGCTCAGTTTCGCCAGTAGCGCTTTCAGCAGCGTAACGACATCATCGTCACCATCGGCAGTTTTACCGCCACCCATTTCAGGATCTTTATCCGGGAGCGGGTGCTGCGGTGACAGATTAATATTGAGGTTCACGCCCTGCGGCAAATCCCCCTCATCCCCCGTAACCGATGCGGGAGCCGACTCCACCAGTTCATTCATGGTGTCGGCATCCCCGGTTTTGATGGCAGCGCGCATGCGTGTCCACCAGCTTTTCTTTTGATTTGCCATTGTGTCTCTGTCTCCAATTGCACAACGATTTCCGGCTCTGCCTTTGGGGACAAGAGCCACATGGTTACCTGTAATTTCTACCTGCTCAGCTTTACCTGGCTCAGTTTGTTCGTACTCAGCGTCGTAACCACACGACACCTGCCGGAGGCCGTCTTCGACCATCTGAATGGCGTATTCATCTTTGATAATGATGTCAGCGATCATCAGGTCGGACTGGTCACCGGTTCCACGACGAACGTTCTGCAGGTGACCCACCGCAAGCTCTTTCCAGTTCGCAGGGTTGACCAGTTGTACGTTGCCGTTTTCGTCCTCCGGATGGAGCACGGTGATGCTCATCCCTTCGAAGGAAGCCAGCGTCGCAGGGTCGAAAACATGCTCCGGCGAACGGCTAACGACTATCTCACCAGATGCGTCAGGAATAAGGTTGGGTAGGTCGGCTTCGCCGTAGAGCTGTTTGCCCGTACGTGCGACAGGCACGTCTTTGCAAAGCAAAGAGCCATCCGCCAGGCGGTATCGGGTTTCCCCGAGCCTGGTCTCAAAAAAGTATTTCATGGGTTATGCTGCCCTTTTCATGGCGAATGGAACGCGAGCAAACACGATCTCTTTGTAGCAGCGACAATTCGGTAATTCGCCAGCATGACCGGTCATGCCATCCAGAGTTGGAGGCTTGCCCCACTCAACGAATTTCCCTTCCATCTCGGCATGCGAGTGCCTGACGTCGCCATCGTCCGCGGTGCGCCAGATGTATCCAATTGAGCCAATAGCAACCGCGCGAGACATATCCAGCGCGCCAGTGGCCCTCCCCAGCTCGGTTCGGGCTATCAGGTCGGCGCGCGACTTTGCAACATCACCAGTAGAAGCAATTTCTTTGGCAAACTGCTCAGCCAGGCCGCCGGTCACGACGGCCTCGATCGCTTTGTTCTGGATTTCATACACCCTGTCCGCGGCCTCAAGGGGTAGCGATTTGATGTACTTGACCTGTTCAGCAATGATGGATTGCATCACCTGGCCCACAGGAGCGCTTTCCACCAGATTGCGGAGCTCGCGACTGATGTTCTTGCTGTGCTGCCGCCAAACTTTGTCGTTCTGCCGGGTTAGGTCCGCAGTGAATGACTCCGCCACCTTAGTCGCCCAAGGCGTTATGATTTCGCTATAACGCTCCAGGGCTTCCATGATTTCTGTGACGCTGTCATTTGAACCATCGTAGCGGCCATTTACGATGTCGCCGACCGTCCGCGCTATCTTGCGTAGGCTGGTTCGATATCGGATCTCCGCTTGCCGACTCTGGCTTCGGGTTTTCAAGTTCGCCGAGGCCTGGAGGCGCTTCGTCTTCGGCATTCTCGATATCCTCATCGGTGATTGATGCGCCGATGCCAGTAACATCGGAAGTTTCGCGCAGATCAGTCATTGCGGCTTTAGGTGTCATCAATCCCGCATCCTGCGCGGCGGTGATTGCATTTACCGTATTAACAGCAACAGTTGAACGATCGACATCAGACATCTGCCAGAGAGGATTAAACTCAAACGTAAAATCTTCAGGTAGTGGCTGCTCAAGCTCAGAACGGTAAATTACGTCAAGAATCCTGCGCAACGGCTGCCTCAGGCGGCGTTCCTGAAGTGAGCCCACCCGGTCGTAGTAGTTAGCGAGGTCGGCGTCACCAGTGGAGAACCCCTTCGGTGACTGCCCGAACAGACGCACCAAGGGGATGCCCACTGCGCCGCTGATTTGTTCAGCAAACTGCGCGAGGATGTCATCCAGCCCCGCAAAGCTGTACTGATGGGTTTCGAAGGTGTCAGCGTTATCTTTGAGGGTCATCCCCTCATTGCTCTGAAACTGCCGAATCAGGTCTATTTGCTTCAGCAGAGCGTCGTAGGCCGGGCCGCCGAAGGCAATCAGTTCCCTGAGCTTGTCCACGCCGTAGGTACGCAGGTGAGCTTTATAGACGAGCTGCCCGGCGCCCATAGTCGCGCTGTCAAAAATAGTGAGCCTGTCCCAGATACGCTCCACAACGGACATGCCCCATTCGTTCTCGGTCATCTTCTGCTGAAAAGGCAGCGTGACGCCGTCAAATCGAATCAGGCGGCTGTGATGGATACGCCAGGAGGGGATACCTGTCGCGGTGGTCACCACGTCATAAAATTCAGGTTTACCCAGGTCCGGCCCCATCTCTTTGATGCGGCGGGTCAGTACCGGGTTGATCATCCAGCGGTCCAGCGGCAGGATGCCTTTAAATTTGCCTTTGCCGATGGTCTCCAGCCGGAGCGGTGTCATCGGTGCCTGGCCTTCGATCATGATGAAGCCAACCGCACCGCCGTAGAGACGCGACCACTTCAGCACGTCGTTGAGGGCGTCCCACAGCTGCAGATCGTCAAACTGAGACTCAATAATGCCGCGGTCTTTTGCATCAATTTCAGAGGTGATGCGAATCCCCTTACGGGTCATGTCGTCCGGTATGGCATCAACCGCCTCGCCAACAATCCACGACGAGCGATACGCCCACTCCACCAGCAGCCGGTTGCGGCTGGTAAAGTTCGGTCGATACGTTGACGCTGCATGCTGGTTAGGTGCTTGCATCCCCACCCGGGCGACAAAGTTCTCAATGCTGTCAGCGGTAGCAACTGCTTTCCGCTGGCCGCCTTGCTTTTGTTTCGCCATTACGCCTGTCTCCCGAGTCTTTCCCAGATATTCAGTGCCGCATTCATCGGCGCATAGTTGATCATCACTGAGTCAGCATTGTTCGGCGACTTCGTGCCGTCAGGCTGTTTATCAATAACCATCTTGCCGACGCCATTGATGGAGAACGTCGGCTGCGACAGCTCAGTGACCAGTTTGTCCAGGCAGGAAATACTGCTGGAAAGAGAGATTATTTCGTCGGGGTTGTAGGGTTTGCCCTCTACCACCGCGCGATAAACGTTGCGGAACAGCTTGCGTAAATGCCACCAGCTCTGCGCTTTGGCATTTGCAAAGAAATCCTTGTTCAGGCGAGCCGCCCGGGCGTTGTCTCCCGGTACGGCTTCCCCCTCGGGGTCAAACACCGAACCACTGCCGCGGAACGGCGTGGCGAGAATAGCCGGGCGGCGATTCGCTCTGCGCTGTTCGTTGATAACCCTTGCATCGCCGCGAGCACCAGCCCCCAGGCCATCCTCATCGAACCGCAGTTCTTCGGCTGCAGCCATATCGCAAAGACCAAAGGCCCGCTCAACAGTGGAAAAAATATCGCTGCCCTTGCCAGACCATTCCTGGACATCTTCCAGCAGGAAGCCGTAGCGGGATGAGTAGGAGTTTTTGTCCCGGCCTTCATCGGCGATATCCAGCGCGCCCTGGCGTCGGCCAGTTGGCTTAATGCCAAGCTTGATATGCGCATCGATAGCCGCCTGCACCCACTCGGCGGGGATGAGAACACCTTCAGCAGATGCGGAGTAGTTCAAATCCAGCTCTTGAGCGACAACAACCGGATTGTCGATTTTGTCGCATTCGTTGCGGTACCACTCGTCATCCTTGCGCGGATCGCTGCGCCAGTGGAATGTAAAGACAGGTATTTTGCCGCCGTGGCGTTTCTGGGCGAACGGGTTGCCCATACCGTTGACAGAAGAGAGATCAATACGACAACGGGTGGTTTGGGACAGCGCCGCGTCAATCAGCAACGGGCGCTGCAGGAAGGCTGATTCATCCACAAAGTAGAGTGTGGAACGGTCACCACGGCCAATGTTATCGCCAGCTTCGCCTTTGATAATGGCCCCAGTACCCGGGAACTCCACCTGCATAAAACGTGAATCTTTCTTCTCATTCCAGCCACCGCGAAACTCAGCTGGCAGCGTTTCAATGAATTTTCTCGCTTTCCAGAAAAGCGCTTTAGGATCAGCGGTACTGTCGACGTATTCTTCTTTACGGGAGCCGAAACCAATCACCATCTCTTTATTGAAAAGGCAGAGAGCGCAGGACATCCCGATCGCCGTCCAGCTAAGGCCCATTTCGCGGGATTTCTCGGTGATCCCGTTCTCGCGATTACCCCAGCGGTCCATAATCCAGTGGATCCACTCTTCCTGTTTTGGGAAGAGCAAAAACGGGATAGTCACCGGCAAGCCGTAGTCGAGGTTACGCGGGTCAGTTGTCATCCCCCAGTCAATGATGAACTGGCCGGGGTTATTGCGGTAGTACGTCTTCAGGGTCGCCAGCATGGCAGGGTCTTTGCGGATCCTCTCCAGCCGCTCCATTCGCCATTCGAAAACCTGCACGTAATCAGGCTTTTTGAAATCAAAAGGAAACGGTAAAGGCATAGCTAACCCATCATTTTCTTGTACGCCTCCGCAGCTTGCTCTGGCGTTAAGTTGGTTGTTTCTGTTCTGACCGGGCCGCCATTCACGCCGGTGACCTCGTTCTTAACGTTATCTTTGAACGCCTGAATAGAGACGTGGCGCCCGAGCAGCTCAAGGTTTTTAACCTTGTCAGGCCACTTAATCTTTTTGAGGATGCCAACCATCTCGCGGTCATCGCCACGGCCTTCAAACATTTCAGCCAGGTTGAATCCGCTAAGATACCGACGCCATGATTCCGGCCACTCAGAAAGTGGCTTAACCTCGAGGGTTTCGGTCAGGATGTCCGCAACGTCGAGCTTGTCGATCTCCACCAGCCGCATCAGCACGTAATTTGCGTCGATGCCCAGCTGGTCGATACGTTCCTGCTTTAGCTCATTGATGCGGGCGCGTATTTCAGGTTTGCCGTAAAGCTCGGCCCCCGTTACATGCGCCCGCTTTGCGGCGTACCCTGCGCGAATGGCGGCTTGCGTGGCATTCAGATCGACAAGAAACTCGCGGCAAAACATCTCATGCTTTGCTTTCAGCTTCTTGGTCATGTGGTAAGTCCTTAGAATGAGCCGATTGGCCCATACATTCGGCTCAAAATAAGAGCCGAATATGATTTGCATTATCGAAGCCCCTCACCGGGAAGAGCTTCTGTAATGCTACTTGCGATCCTGTTCGATTTGGCGTATTCCGGCCAGCTGGTTATTCGCTTTTTCGATAGCGGCCAGCAGCGGCTTTATCCAGAGAACAGCCTGGCAATATGTCAGCGAGCTGGAGGTAGAGGAGCTATCACCGGCTGCGTCAGCGTCCCCGGAATAGGTGTGCATTGCGCTGGCACGTAAACTGTTCGCGTAGTCGAGCAGCCCGCCAGCGACATCAGCAGGAACAGGAAGATCACAGGTTTTTTCACGTCGGAGGATCTCCCGGTATTCGATGACAGTCTTATCGGTACCAACATCAATCAACGAGTTAAGACGGCTGGCGTTATCTGCAACCTGGTTAAACCTGTTGAAGTTGAAAGCCTGCGCAGCGATGACTTGCCCTTGCAGGGTATTGTCATTTCGGAGCACAGCAGCATCATTTTCAGCTTTCCCCAAATCAGCCCGGCTGTTGGCAAGCAGGACACAAAGCACAGCAACTATCGCTATCACGACTACCAGCAGTATCGAACGCCATAGGGCTTTGATATCAGGAAGAGTAATCATTGCACGCCATCCAGGCAGAGCGCCTTTTCATCTCCTGCGCGTTTCACCAGACCGGGCAAAAACGCGACCGCCGCCGTAAATCCAGCGGGGAAACTGGTAGCACGCCGCTTTCACATCCCCATTTCTGAGCAGCGAGAACATCGTGGATTTGCGCATATTGCCGCATCCTGATCGGAACGTGACCGATACCGCGGCGCTGAAAGTGTTATCAGACAGTTTTCGCCCGTTGCCGTAGCGGTTAACGCAGGACTCGGCATCCAGAATATTGGTTTCCCATTCTGCGGCGATCTGCTGGTCGTTCTTTAAGGTGCCTTGCTTAACCCCATGAGTATTACCCATGCCGTCAGTCAGCACACCAGCCGGACAGACATAGGGGTCACGACGGCACGACTCAGCATTGCCAATTAACTCCAGACCCCGCTCATTCGTCCGAACATGCCCGGCATTGAGCACTATCGCAATAATCGTGGCGACGGAACATACAACACCGGCAACGCCGTTTTTCTTACTCAGTTTCAACTGTGCCACTGGAGATTCTCCGCATCGCCTCCGTTACCACCTCGGCGGCAGCCGGACGATCGGAGTGTGGTTTTTTACCAACATCAGTTAAATAGTTCGCCAGCAGCTGGGTTCTTTTCCTTTCCTCAGCCATACGCTCACGCTCTTCTTTACGTTTTGCGTAGTAGGTCTTTATCGTAAAGAACGCCGATACGAGGGCGCCGATGATAAATACGTAGTCCTGTAAGCTGAGCAAAGAAAACAACCCTAATGCAGCCGACCACCAGTACGGCAGGTCATGTCCATTTGTTGGGTTCATACGTTGCATTCCACACCTCCGGGGATAGCGGGGTGCTGTGATGTAAAAAGACGCCCGCCGAAGCGGGCAAAATGAGGGTTAACTCAGAAACGCCTGAAAGCGTAGGTACCAACCCCTTTGCGCCCGAGCTCGCACTCGATTTCGTTGTGCTCCACGCATTCGAAGCCCTGCTCCGCAAACCAGCGCCGCAAGCCCTCGTCCGTGAAGTACCAGATATGCTCGTCTTTCTTGTAGTGATGTGATGCCAGAATGTCTTCGGCACCTTTGAAGATCGGGATTGAGAGAAACACGAACTGTCCGGCTTGCTGAACTGCGCTAACCGGGTCGTCGATGTGCTCCAGGCTATCCCAGAATGTCAGCGCGGGAGCGCCTTCAGCGTAGAGATCAACGAAACATCCGTTATCCTTCAGCCAGGAGACTCCCGCAGGGTTGACGTCGTAGCCGACCGTTTCCGCTCGCGTGGACACGAATTGTCCGGCCCCGATTCCCACATCGAGTACCAGACCGCGGTAATGGCGACCCACAAGATCGATACGCGCCTGCGTCAGGGCGTAGCCGGTCTCCGTATCGGCATAAGCCTGATACTTTGCAAAATATTGCGAGTTATACGGCCTTGCTGGTGGTACCGGATATCGACCGATCCCCAGCTCAGGCAGAAACACCAGCCCGCGTTCCAGTTCCCGATAAAACGACTTCATGGAGCCAGGCCTCGAATGTGTTAGTGAAATTGGAGATCCGCTTGTCGCAGTGGTGGTCCCACTCCTCACAGCGGCAGTAGTTGTCAGGGATGGCCCAGCCAACCCGCGACAGGTCCATAGCCGGATCGGTAACGATTTCCGGGGCGTTGTGGCCGCCACGCCCACCCGCTACAACGTAGACAGGGGTTTTGTAGGCAATCGCCGCAGGAAGCGCCCAGCCAACAGGCGTAACCACCACAGCAGCATGCTCAACCAGGCGCATCAGCGATTTGAAGCCGAGCTCACCAGCGTGTAAACGCAGATCAGCGTCCGGCAGCTCACCGACGGCCCATTCCTCGCCGTCCTGCAAGTCAGCCACGCTGATCACGCAGAAATGCTTGCGCAGGATGTGGGAAGCCTTCAGCAGGTAATCGGGGTCCGGATTGCGCGAATCGCTGCGCCATTCAGATCGGACGGTTGCCGGGCGTATGACCGCGATCGGCTTTTCGTGCGTGAACTCCGCAGGGCCGAAGGAAGGGAGATCCAGCGCTGCTGGCTCCGTGCCGAACTGCTGGCGCATTGCGTCAAATATCGAACCGCGCCGCAGGTGGTCTGGCCCGTAGAAAATACGCTTTGTCTGGCGCATATCCGGCAGCGGGTGGAATACCGACTGCGTGCGGTGCTCGTTCTTCCGCTGGGTTCTCAGCGTGGTATTGCTGCGCACCGGGCGGATGGGTAAATCCTCGTACAGCTCCGGCCAGGGCGTTTTGATAAACGAGCCCGCAGGCAGCTGACGGACGAAAGCACGCTGGTAGATGTTGTCACCCATCCCCAGCATGCCCTCAATGAAAAGGGGTACATTCAGCATGTGGCCTCGCGTAGCGCCTCGTCGAGTGACTGACGCCGAAAGCAGTTAAGCGCCGTCTGGCGGCTGCTGTTGGTGATATTGACTTTGCCGCGAAGCAGCTGCGCGACGCGAGCAAACTCACCGTGCCAGCGCTTCACATTCGCCGCTGTCGGGTTGTCCAGACAGGTGTGGTCTCCATGCCAGTGGCTGCCATCTGTGATGGAGCAGTCGAAGCCCAGCAGGATGATGCGCTTTGCACCCAGCCAGTGGGCAAACAGAATCGCCCTCTGCCCTGAATTGAAGGTGCCAGTGGTATCTGTCGGGAACAGGTTCAGACCATGCCTGGTGTGCGCCCTGCGGTTGCATGTCCAGCGCTCAGGCCCATCAGGTAGCGCGGGGATGTTCATATCCCACCAGCGGAGATCGCCCGCGTAGATGTGAGAGCAGCCCGGTACCGCACGCCATGATGAATTAACCGCGATGACCGGCAGGCCAGAACGGCATGCTGCGGTACAGTCAGCGACAGTGAGAGAGGGACCAGAAGCGCAGATGATCGCCGCATCCATCCCAACCCCCATAATTTGTTAAAAAACGGCCTGATTTAACATAATGTACGTTATCGGCACCACGCGATCGGCACTCGTCGCTGGATTGCGGCGAAGGGCATGTTTACGCGGATTAAGTGGCCTGAAACGGACAAAAACGAGTGAATAAATCGTGCATAAAACAGGGTGCAAATTGCATAGCGTTTTTTCGCAGCAAAAGCCCTGTTTTATTAACTTTTCCCCAGGAAGGAGAAAAGAAAAAGGCCCTCATGCGAGAGCCTCTTAGTGATGAACTGTTTTCAACAGATATCAGGCTAATCGGCTTTTTGGAATTCCACAACTATTTTTTATCTTACCTTGATACCTGAGGCCGTCAGGTGCTTACGGCAGTCCTGAATACCCTCGTTATAACCCGCATCGTAGAAGCTATCGGGCTTTGCTTTTAACGCAGGAAGAGTGACGCTGGTAGCTTTCCGTTCAGCAGCTACGCCCGCCTGAAAAAGCTCCCACATCAGCTGCACCGCAGGCTCGAAGAACTCGACATCTTCGCTATACAGCTCGCGCTCCATCCTGAAGCCAAGCTGAGCTTTCATTGACGATCCGATATCACCTTTGATCCGCAAGGAGAGGTCCGGGTATTGCTGTTCCATGTAACTTTCAAATCGATTGCGAACACTGATCAGAGCCATCTGGTTCCCTTACATGATTGATATCCGTCTATTATGCCGCTGGGCGGTTTCTGTGCAAAGTCCTAAGCATCTGAGGCTTTGACTGTACCGACTGATCCATTTCGAGAACCACGTCCAGCATCGCCAGGCAACCGTCGATAAATCCCTCTGCGGCCTGGAGCCTCTTCAGAACGTGGGTATGCGATACGCCGAGCTTCTCGCCCATCGCCCGTACTGGCATGGCCTGAACGTAATGCCACTCAAGCAGTGTGCACAGATACGGATCTTTTTTCTTCAGGCAGTTCATAGCGGAGCTGATGATCAGACCGTCGTTGTCGCTGCACTTAAGCCGTCCGGCTTGCGTTGTGGGTAGCAGATTCTTAAATCCTGCAGCTACAGGGGGAAAGTAAATACTACCGCCTTCACTCGCAGCCCAGCCACCCCATCGATCTAAAACCTGTTGAATATTACGCATAGCTCTGACCTCTACGTTTTGCTACGAAAAAATTTTCAGGGAACCGCGTCCGCCTCTCCGTGGGCGTGGATAACGCAGTCCCGATTTGCGTATTGCACGTCTCAACATGCAAAAAGTTACTTATTCGGAGTGGAACCACCTGCCCCCACCTGGAACCACCTTTTTCTAACCTTTCCCCCAATCGACTTATATATATATATGGGGTTTCTAATAGAAAGGTGGTTCCAGTGGTTCCAGTAGTTCCGCACCGCTTGCCGCAAGGGCTGCGAGGTGGAACCACCTTCGCTTTTAGGTGGTTCCACGTGGTTCCAGCGGTTCCCAAACCTTGCATTTTTTCCCCTCAATTCGCCGTTGAGCACGCTTATAGCCGCAATTTTGCAAAACATTGCTAATTCGCATTTCTTCGCGTTTTCCGATGTGGCTGGGATTTAAACCAATCGCATCGCGCAGAACGTCGCTAGCGCGTAAAAATTCGCAATTTCGCGGAATGTCGTTAGTCATCAGGTCGGGTGTGTCGAGCCATTTCTCGACCGTTTCGAGCCACGCATCCTTAATGGTGTACTGCTCGTGGACACTCGCGCCGAGACGCTCAGCATCGCGGAACTGGATGCCGCCGAGGCGCTTAAACGTCTCGCGAGCCTCCGCCCATAGCAAAAGGAGGTCGGTTTTTATCGCTTTCACGTCGACTTTCGACACCTCCACGGGAAGCCAGCGACGGTTACCGGTCTTGTCTGCGAGGAATTCGTCCTCGTTGGTGGTGCCGACGAACACCAGGCGACGCGGGAACTGTGTAGCGAACTCACGATACTTAGGGATCCAGTTCTCATGTGTACGCGTCACGAATGCCTTAATGCTTTCCAGCTCTTTGGTATTGAGGCCGCGCAGCTCGCCAATCTCCGCCACCAGCCGCCCGCGCATCTTGCGTGCGAGATCGTCATCTTTCTCAGCGAAAGATATCTCGGTGAAGAATGCCGGGTCGGGGCTCAACGCCTCCACGCCGGAGGATTTACCGCAGCCCTGAGGCCCGACGAGGATCGGCACCATATCGGCTTTGACGCCAGGCTCCAGCACCCTGCCCGCCAGCGCCGTCCACATGTACATGGACACCGCACGGGTGTATGCCGTGTCGGCAGTACCGAAGTGCGTGTGGTAGAAAGATTCGATACGCGGCACGCCGTCCCACTCCAGTCCGTTCAGCCAGGTTGTCGCGGAGTCGAAGGGCTGTTCGTCAGCGGCCAGCAGCACGACGTCGCGAATGAGCTCGCGCCCCACAGGTTTGAAGCCGCGCTTTTCCATCGTGATGCGCAGGCGTGCATAGTCGGCATCGGTGAACGCCTGCCACTGGCCGGAGCCCGCAGAGGAAAACATGATTTCGTCGCGGAACTGGTCAAAGCGGATATCGATGTCCACGAAGTCAGGGCGTACAACCGCTTTGGCTGCATTGCTGATGGTCGACTCGATGCGCCCCCATTTATCACGTTCGAACGCTGGCAGCGGTAACGGCTCGGCTACTTCGGTGCTGGTCAGGTCCTCGAAATCGTCGTTGCGGATCCCAATAGCATTAAGGAAATCGCCGTCGTCGCGGTGTGCGCAGCTGGCGTGCAGGCATTTGAAATGACCCTGCTCAAAGCCCGCGGTACCACCCGGGAAGTAAACCGTGCTCGTCGGGTCGCCGCCAGTACTGTGGCCGTCCTCGAACGGGCAGCGGATATAGCGCTCGCCGTTCGCACCATCCAGCAGCGTCCAGCCATTGGCGTCCAGATAATCCGCCGTCTCATCAGTAGCACCGGGCGTGAACGTCGAACGGTCGCGCATCTTCGTACTACCCGCTTCTGTGGTGACCGACACAGGCAGCTGATCCGCCAGGCGCTGCCACAGCGTTTCGAGTTGGTCAGCAGTAATGACAGGCGGTTCATCCGGCAGATCACCGTCCCACTCAATCCGGGCGCCGCTGCTGTGTGTACCGCAGGCAACGAACTGCTGCCCATTGGCCAGCAGCTCAACGATGCCCAAATCGCCCGCCAGGCGGTGAATGCGTTTACGGAAATCGCCGTCGACAGCCAGCAGGTACAGGCATTTATTGCTGTTGGCACGCCAACGCCGCGGCGGCAGTTCGCCCAGCAACTGCACCAGCGTGTTGCGAATATCGGCCTGGATGTCTTCGTCTTCGCTGTCGCAGTCCAGCGCCAACCAGCCAAAGCCGGTGCGCACACAGATCCCGTAATCAGGCTCTCTGGACCAGCGGGCAAAGTCATGCTCAGTGACGACATGCTCGGTCCACTGAGCAATACCGGTAACCAGGCGGTCACGGTTATAGCGGCTCGGCGTCTTGCCCAGCGCTTTCAGTTTACTGTCGGGGGAAATGGCCGCGCCCGGGTTGCACACGACCGGCAGCAGCTGGTCAGTACGACCCAGCACCAGATCGAAGTGGAACCATTCGTCAGGCGTCGCCCCCCAGTTCTTATTCTCTGGCATGGGTTACGCCTTTTGTTTAGCCGTCTCTTCCTGAAAAAGCTTTTCTATCGCACGTACCGTAGAAAAGCGGGGGTCAGAGTGAACCCCGGTAAGAAGCCGACTAATAGAAGATTGCTTCACTCCTGCAATTTCGGCAATCTGGCTTTGGGTGTAGCCTGAGTCAATCAGGCTTTTGACCATTTCTTGGGGTGTTAGTCCGGACATATTTAAGTCTCCGCTTTTGTCTATAGAGCAAATCTATACGAAAACGGATTATTCAGCAATACAGCAATGTCATATCAATCTGGATTAAAATATCCGATAACGCATAATCACCGTCCCTGTCTTCTACATGGATGAATCCAAATGATTGATACCACCGATATCCTTTCTCAAAACATCAAGTACCTGATGGACAAAGCCAAGATAAGCTCGATAACCGAGCTAGCTCGTCGGTTACAACTGAATCAGCCAACATTACACAGGCTGGTATCTGGGGAAGTGAAAGACCCGAAATACGCAACGCTGAAGCAGATCGCCGATTACTTCCGAGTGTCCCCGATTGACCTGGCGGAAAAGAGCCTTCAGGAGATGAGTAACGGAGGCGACGCCAATACAACAACCTACATATCTCTTCGATTTAATAAGGTGCCGGTCTTGGGAAATACTCAGCTTGGTGTTGGGGGACTTTGGAGCGACACTCCGTATTCGGTGGGCAGCAGCGATGGCTTCATCTACTGGCCGACAAAAGATGAAGATGCATATGCTCTGAAATGCGTTGGCGACTCAATGATGCCAAGAATTAAAGAGGGGGAATTCGTAATCGTCGAACCCAACCATGACTACGCCCCGGGGGATGAAGTTCTTGTCGTTACGCAGGATGGTGAAGTTATGGTTAAAACTTTCCTGTTCGAGCGCGATGGTCTGTTTCACCTGATGTCCGTAAACGAAGACCACCCACCAATTAGGGTATCACGCGAAAACATCGAGAAAATCCATTACGTGGCTGGAATTGCTAAATCCGCCCTACGCATGTACTAGCGCCCACAGCACGACAATCCGTTTCTAACTAAACCGCTCAATACATGGGCGGTTTTCTTATACGCAAAATAATTCATTTTCGCATTGACACAAAATCCCATTACGCATATAAATACGATATCGCATAAACAATGCGTTTTGTAATCGCTCTTTAACAAACTGAACCGCGTGACAGGCAAGCCGCTGTGCTCCTGGCAACAAAATAGCACCCGATGGGATCGAGGTAAGCGCCGAGTCCGTATGCGTACGGTAAGCGTAGAGGACCACACCGCGGCGAGCTGATAAGTCACGCAAGTTGAAACGCCCCGACGATGGGGCGCTTAGTTCCCTTTGGGGTGCGGTGAATTGCAGTCCACCGAGACAAGCCGAAGCTCAGCATCGGCCACCGCACCACCAAAGTGAACTGACCAAGTGAAACTAACAGAGAGGTAAAACATGCGTTACATCAAAATCGACAAAGGTCCTAACCGTGCACAGCGTCGTAAATCACGTCACGACACGACAGTATCAGTAACCGGGAGCAAAGACGCGCAGCACACCGGATGAACCGCCCAGAGCGGTTGGAGATGGTGAGCTCGGGCCATCTCAAACTGTGTAACTTCTTCAAAATCAGTTAACCCCAGCCGCATCCACCATCCCCTGAATCATCCATTGCTGTGTGTAGTCTTTGCCCGCCTCCCATGACGGGCTTTTTTATGTCCGAAAACGCATTCAGCGCAGTGCGTTCCCCGACATGAAAAGGAGCACCTCCGATGAAACCTGAACACCTCCACCGGCTGACGGGGCGCGACGTGCTCCGCTATCGCCGCAACCACTTCGATTTAATTACCGGCCTGGCCCTCGCTACTGCGTGCGGTCTGGTTATTACCTTCATTCTCCTTGTAGCGAGGACCGCAGTATGAGCTTAGAAACTAGTCTCGAACTTAACAACAAGCTGCTGACGCAGCACAACGCCCTGCTTGAACAGCTGATTACGGCACTGGCTTCAGGCCAGACAATTCAGCCGCAGACCCTCGTCACCCAGGTACAGGAATATCGCGAGACGGTACCGGACAAATCGGCCACTGATGACGAGCGGCCGGATCTGGAAACGCTGGAATTCAGCGACGTTATCGCGCTGGCATGTTTCTACCCTTTACCAGTTATGTACAGCTTCGAGATGTTCCAGCGCGCTATCGATTATCGCGATGCTGTTGGCGACAAACGTGTGGTGCAGATCGACGCGCTGGACATGGCGCTCCAGGGTGTGAAACGCGCCAACCATCTGAGCAAGCCAGCACTGTTAGATCTGGCTCGCCACGTTATTCGCTTCTGGGATGATTTGCCGACTATTGAGTCCCGCCGCGACTTTGCCGAACGCCTGCTGGATGCGCCAGCTGCCGGACGCGACGAAGTAAAACCGAAGAAGGCCAGCGGCAAAGACAAACAGTCTGAGGAACGCACCGGGCCGTTTTACTGCAAAAGCGTAGACGGTAAGGCAGCCAGTGAGCTCCACACTTTACGCAAACTGAATGCAATGCTGGAGAAAGGCCACGTTGAGATCAACCGGGTCGAGTACCTCCAACTGCAGGAAGAATTCGCACGTAAAGACGCAGTAAACAGCGGACAGGGTAAAGACGATGAAACGGATGATACTCCCGACTTTGCGGCACTGCGTAAACAGGCCGAAGGGCTGATTCTGCAGCTGGCGAAAGGTGGTTACCGCGCCGAAGCCGTCGCCATTCTGGAAAAACATGGCGCCCAAAAACTTGGCGGTGTTGCTGACGAGGATCTCGCAGACGTGATCGCCCAGGCCGAAAAAGCGCTGGAGGGTTGAGAATGCCAGACGTTCACGCACGACTTTCCCCCTCTGCGGCGCATCGCTGGATGCGCTGCCCCGGTAGCCTGGCGCTGGAAGCCACGCAGCCAGATAAAAGCAGCACCTTTGCGGAAGAAGGCACCGCAGCGCATGCACTCGCTGAAAAAGTGCTGCGCAACCGCCAAAGCCACCCCGAGCATTATGCCGGGTGCAACGTCGCAATGTTCCTCGGCTCATATCCATTAAGCGAAAACCCGGATGACCAGTCCGGCCCGCAAGTGAACGAGGAAATGGTCGAGGCCGTTGGCCTTTATACCGACACGCTCTGGACGCTCGCTCAGGGCAACGAGCTGCTGGTCGAGCAGCGTGTCGACTTTTCCCACATCTTCGGCGTGCCTGATTCATTCGGTACCGCCGATGGGGTAATCATCGCTGGCAACGAGCTGCAGATCCACGACCTCAAATACGGGAAGGGGGTTCGCGTCGACGCCGAGCAGAACGAACAGTTGCAGCTGTACGCCCTGGGCGCGCTGGAGCAGTTCAGCATGCTGTATGACTTCGAGACGGTGCGCCTGTTCATCCACCAGCCGAGGCTTAACCACGTTTCAGAGTGGGCCCTGACGGTGGAAGAGCTCCAGGCGTTCGGCGAACGGGCGCAGGAAGCGGCGGCCAACGTGATCGTGATGTTCAACATTGCCGATTGCGAAGGCGTCGAAACGCTGCCGCTGGAAAACTTCACTCCAGGCGAAAAACAGTGTCGGTTCTGCAAGGCTAGTGCCATCTGCACCGCCCGGGAACAACTGCACATCAGTACCATCGCGGGGGATTTCGACGACATAACGCAGTCCGTTGGCGATCTGCTGGCTGACTCAATCGCGCGGGTACCGCTACTAACCGTTGAACAGCTGGCAGAGGTATACAGCCAGGCGGACTTTATCGAATCCTGGCTAAAGGCCGTGCGCGACCGGGTGAACAGTGAGCTGAACGCCGGGCATCAGGTTCCGGGCTTTAAGCTGGTCACCGGCAAGCTGGGTAACCGCGCCTGGAGCAACGAAGCAGAAGCAGAAGAGCTGCTGAAATCCTTCAGGCTGAAACAGGAACAGATGTACAGCATGAAAGTAATCAGCCCGACGCAGGCCGAGAAGTTGCTTAAGAAAGAAAGTCCGCGCCGCTGGACAAAAGCCGAAGCCCTGATCACCCGCGCTGACGGTAAACCCACCGTCGCCCCTGAATCTGACCCGCGCCCTGCGCTCAATATCAACCCTGTTAACGATTTCGACGACGTGTCCGACGACGCGCTCGCCGCAGACCTCATCTGATTAAGGAACAACTCCATGAAAATTAAACTGAACAACGTCCGTCTGGCCTTCCCTGCTCTGTTCGAAGCAAAAACCGTGAATGGCGAAGGCGACCCGCGCTTCTCTGCTGTTTTCCTAATGGATCCGAAGCACCCGCAGCTGGACGAAGTCCGCAAAGCGCTGAAGCAGGTGGCGAAGGAAAAATGGGGTGAGAAATGGGAAACCATTTACAACCAGCTGGAGAAAAAGCTCAACCTCTGCCTGCATGACGGTGACGAGAAAGCCGAATACGAAGGCTTCCCGGGCAACTTCTTCCTGAATGCTGCCAACAAAGCGCGCCCGGCAGTCATCGATCGCGACCGTTCTCCCCTCATCCAGGCTGATGGCCGTCCTTACGCCGGTTGCTACGTCAACGCGGTGATCGACATCTGGGCGCAGGACAACAACTTCGGCAAACGTGTTAACGCATCGCTGGGCGGCGTCCAGTTCCTGCGCGACGGTGACGCGTTCGCTGGCGGTGGTGTTGCCGCTCCGGACGACTTCGACGACATCAGCGAAGGCGCAGACGCGGGCGAGCTGATTTAACCCCTACCCGCCCGGCCATGCGACGGGCTCTTTTCGGAAAACCCCATGCGAAGGATTTATATCCGGCTGGTCATCACTCTGGCTATCGCCGCGCTCGTTTACGGCTTCCTGGTTCCTTCCCTGATCTCGATGAAGGACACCGTGGCTGTGCTGTCTGGTTTCGCGCTGGCGCTGACCGCGCCGCCGTGTCTGTTTGCCATTTTCAAAGGCATCTTTATTACTAAGGAAAAGAAATGAAGAAAATTATCTTTGCTGCCGTCGTCGCCCTGTCGGCGCTGGCTCTGTCTGGTTGCGAACGCGCCACCGTTCCCGCGGGTTACGTCGGCGTTAAAGTGGACCTCTACGGTGACGAAAAAGGCGTTCAGCAGTCCGAAGTCGGCGTCGGTAAATATTGGCTGACGTGGAACGAAGAGATTTACCAGTTCCCGACGTTCAACCAGCTGCACAACTATGATCAGCCATTCACCTTCCAGACCGCCGACTCAATGGATGTGAAAGCCCGGATCGGCGTCGAATATTATGTCGACCCCGAAAAGGTGACCAAAATATTCCAGACCTACCGCAAAGGGGTGGACGAAATAACCGAGGTCAACCTGCGCCAAAATATCAGTGATGCGCTGATCAACCACTCCGGGAAGATGAATATCAACTCGCTGGCAGCCGGAGGCAAAACGCAACTGCTCGAACAGGTTACGCAGGATCTGAAGTCCAAACTTGACCCCATCGGCATCAGAATCGTGAAGCTGTCATGGGTAAGCGACCTGGACTACCCGCAGAAAGTGAAAGAATCCATCAACGCGAAAATCGAGGCCACACAGCGCGCGCTGCTGCGCGAGAACGAGATCGCCCAGTCTAAAGCCGAAGCCCAGAAGGCAATCGAGCAGGCACGCGGCGAAGCAGAATCCACCATGTTGCGCGCCAAAGCTGAATCTGACGCTATTGCCCTTCGCGGTGAAGCGTTACGCAGTAACCCCGAAGTGCTGCAACTGGAAGCGATTAATAAATGGAATGGCACATTGCCGCAGTATCTGACCAGCGGCGCAGCAACTCCCTTTATCCCCCTGAAGTAATCACCTCACCCGGCCACGCGCCGGGTGTTTTGCAAAGAGCATCCCTTTTCGCAAAGCACCCGCGAGGACTATCTATGCCTGAAAAAATTCTCTGGGGCGACCTGGAAACCTTCTGCAGCATTCCTATCAACAACGGCACGCACGCTTATGCGGAAAGTGTCGAGGTGATGCTGTTCGCCTGGGCAATCGGCGACGAACCGGTTAGCGTCTGGGATCTGACTGCTGGCGAACCTATCCCCGGCAGGCTGCGGAAGGCCATCGCCGACCCTGACACTATTCTATTTTTCCACAATTCACACTTCGACCGCACGGTCCTGCGCCATGCAATGCCGGAACTGGCACCCGATGTCACCCGCTGGCGCGACACGATGGTGCAGGCGCTGGCGCACAGTCTCCCCGGTGCACTGGGGGCGCTCTGCGAGGTGCTGGGCGTTCCGCAGGACAAAGCCAAGGATAAAGAAGGTAAAGCGCTGATCCAGCTATTCTGCAAGCCACGACCGAAAAACAGCAAACTTCGCCGGGCCACCAGCAAAACCCACCCGGAAGAGTGGCGGCGCTTTGTTGCCTATGCCGGGCTGGATATTGAGGCCATGCGCGAAGTGCATAAGCGCCTGCCGAAGTGGAATTATCAGGGTGCAGAGCTGGCGCTCTGGCATCGCGATCAGCGCATTAACGACCGCGGCGTCTGCATGGATGTGCAGCTCGCGCAGGCGGCGATCGAGGCGGTAGACCAGGAGCAAAAGCGCCTGGCGAAACGCACGCAGGTGATGACCGACGGCGAAGTGCAGGCGGCTACGCAGCGCGATGCGCTGATTAAGCACATTGTTGAATCCTACGGCGTGGATCTGCCGGACATGCAGCGCAGCACGCTGGAGCGCCGCATCGCGGATCCTAATTTACCGTCTGCGGTGAAAGAGCTGCTACACATCAGGCTCCAGGCCAGCACCACCAGCACCAGTAAGTACAAATCACTGATGAAGGGTGTAAGCCGTGACGGTCGCCTGCGTGGCACGCTTCAGTTCTGTGGCGCATCGCGTACCGGGCGCTGGGCCGGGCGGTTATTCCAGCCCCAAAACCTGCCCCGCCCTTCCCTTGAGCAGGAACGTATCGACGAAGGCATAGAGGCGCTGAAATCAGGATGCGCCGATCTGCTGTTCGACAACATCATGGAGTTGACCAGCTCGGCTTTGCGCGGCTGCATTATGGCCCCCGAGGGCAAAAAGCTGGTGGTTAGCGACCTGTCGAACATCGAAGGACGAAAACTGGCCTGGCTGGCTGGGGAACAGTGGAAGCTGGACGCGTTCCGGGAGTTCGACGAGGGCACCGGGCCGGACCTATACAAACTGGCCTACGCCCGCGCCTTCAACATCTCGCCGGATGATGTCGACAAATACCAGCGTCAGATCGGCAAGGTGATGGAGCTGGGTCTCGGCTTCGGCGGTGGTGTTGCGGCGTTCCTGACCTTCGCGCTGGTTTACGGCCTCGACCTTGACGAACTGGCGAACGCTGCGCTGCCGAATATCCCCCGCGATCTTATCCGCGAGGCGAAAAGCTGGTACGACGAATCGGTTAAACGCAAGTCGACCTACGGCCTGTCAGAGCGCGTATTCATCGCCTGCGATTCGCTTAAACGCCTCTGGCGCAGAGCCCACCCGGCAACCTGCGATTTCTGGTACGAGCTGGAGCGCACCGTCCGCACCGCCATCGCAACCCCGAAAAAGACGCTGTACTGCGGCTATCTGAAAATTCGCCGCGATGGTGCATGGTTGCGCATACAGCTGCCGTCCGGGCGCGCGCTGTGCTACCCGTCCCCGTCCATTGAGAAAGGAAACATCACCTATCAGGGCGTAAATTCCTACTCGCGCAAATGGCAGCGGCTCAAAACCTACGGCGGGAAACTGGTGGAAAACGTCACCCAGGCGGCAGCCCGTGACGTTCTGGCCGGAAACATGCCGCTGATCGAGGATGCCGGTTACAGCATTGTGCTGACGGTACACGATGAAGTGATCACCGAAGCGCCGGACACCGACGATTTCAACGAAACGGCGCTTTCCGCGCTGCTCTCCACTAACCCCGAATGGGCGCCCGATATCCCGCTGAACGCTGGCGGCTTCGAAGCGATTCATTACCGTAAGGATTGACCCCATGAAACAAGGCAACATCCAAAACTTCGCCATCATTGTTCTGGTAAACGGCGGAACTAAACAGGTCTTTTTGACCAAAGAACAAAAGCGGCTTTTCGCAAAGCTCACTCTCGGCGCGTTGAGCGACAGGCCGATTACCATGATGCCTATCGACGACATGATCCAGCTGCAGCCGGACAATGACGCATTTTCAGACGGCGGCCCGCTATGAAACACATGTTTATGGTGATGGATAGCCGTGCACAGTTCGATATCGACCGCGCCGCTGTCCTCGAATGCTGCGGCGAAAAACAACCATCCTGGCGTTCCCTGTGCAGGGATTGGGGCGAACAAGGCGCAGTTCTGGTCCGCTTCCGTCTGGTACCAAACACTAACGGCGACGTAGCTACCGATCCCGAAGTTGTTGGCACCATCAAATAAGGTAATCCCCTATGTCATTCGAAAAACACGACAGTCCGTTGTATTTCCGGTCTGCGCGGGAGGCTATGCGTCTTGAGCAGGCTGGCGAGTATGACCGGGCGGCGAAGGTATGGGCCAAAGCAAACCGGGAATCACGCAACCCGGTAAACCAGCAATGGAGCGATAACCGCTCTGATTTCTGCATCATGCAGAACATCCGCAGCAAACGTAAAGAGGTGCAACTGTGATCCCAGGTGAAATTAACACCCTCATCAGCACTGGTGCGCTCTTTGTATCAAACCACAGCGGCGGAAAAGACAGTCAGGTGATGTTGATTAAACTCCTTGAGATTGTTCCCACTGCGCAGCTTATCGTTGTGCACGCATCGCTCGGTGTTATTGAGTGGCCAGGTGCACTGGAACTTGCTGAAACTCAGGCTGCAGGCGCGGGTCTGCCGTTCATCGTGGCTCGAGCCAGCAAGACCTTCTTCGAAATGGTAGAACGTCGCTTTGAGAATCGTCCAGAAGTTCCCAGTTGGCCATCCTCCAGCACCCGACAATGTACCAGTGACCTGAAGCGCGGCCCCATCCAACGCGAGGTACGCCGGTATGCAAAAGCCAACGGGTTTAAAACCATCGTTAACTGCCTCGGGCTGCGTGCCCAAGAATCACCTGGCCGAGCTAAGCGCCAGGTGTTCAGCAAAATGGGGATCAGCAACTCAGTTAATACCTGGTACGAATGGCTCCCAGTTCACGAACTGCTTACCGAGGAAGTATTCGCCACCATTCGAATGACTGGACAAGAGCCGCACTACGCCTACGCTCTGGGCAATGAGCGATTAAGTTGTGTGTTCTGCATCATGGCCAGCCGTAACGATATGGTTAACGGCGCCCGGCATAACCCACCCTTGCTGGAGGAATACGCAGACCTAGAGGCTAAGACTGGGTACACCATGCATATGAGCCGGATCCCCATTCGAGTGCTGGCGGCTGACGACGAAAACAAGGTACATGCAGCATGACCTACGAGCGTGAAAGCACTATCGAAAAGCACCTCGTCGCCGAAGTGAAAAAGGCTGGCGGGCTGGCTTATAAATTCGTGTCGCCTGGCCGCCGCTCGGTACCAGATCGCATTGTGCTGTTACCCGGCGGCCGTCTCGTCTTTGTCGAATGCAAAGCACCTGGCAAACCACCACGCGCCGACCAGCTGCGCGAGCACGAACGGCTGCGCGCACTGGGCTTTTGCGTGGTGGTGCTGGATAGCAAAGACCTTTCGCAAGTGCTATCTCTAGCGCCCTAACTGAGGGTTGCGGAAGTTGTCAGCAATTCGCATCGCATCAGCTCTCCCGCCGGGCAGCATCCCCGCCTTCGTCAGGATGTATTTAGGGAACTTGGTGGGCAAATACTCATGACGGAACCAACGACGAAATTCTGGCAACGCTTCGTTGGGATAAGCGTTAATCATCTGAGGATTCGAAGTAGATTGATTAAAGTCATCCGGATAGTGATGCGCACATTGAACGCGATCACCGAACTGACGTGAGAGGCCGTTTGACGTCCAGTGACGCCCCCAGCATGAACCGACGCTGATATCAGGCACGGTATACATATTCACCGCAAGACCAGCGGTAATCAGGTCAACCATTAAACCCGCAATTTCGTTAAAAATGATAAAGTGGCCGTCGGGTACCGTGCCGGTACTTTGGATAATGGAAACCCGCTGATGATAAGGCCCCCAAGGGTCTTCTGGCTGGTATCGCAACGCGCCATAAATATAATCCCGAAGCCCGACTCGGGCTAATTCGCGATAGTATTGTTGCGCGGTTGAATTTGATGCTGCTTGCGATTCAAAAGCATAAAACTCGAGCAGAGCCATACACACAATATCAGGGAATGCGTAATGTACAGAGCCTGCACGCATAACCGAGATAAATAGCACAGGGTCTGTATAACCGGCTTGCTGAAGATATGTGCTAATAAACTCCATTCGCCCACGAGTAAAAACCCCGCTCTGGAAGCACTGAGCGTATTCGTTTGCGATGTCTGCAATGTTTGTGCGGTTGACGCCGCAGATTCTTGCGAGTCCGTTCTGAGTAAGGTACGGAATACCGTTCTCCAAAACACCCATTTCAATATCGTTGAAAACACCTTCCTGCCTAACTCCAAGATCTAATACAGCAGGGGGTGTGGGCTGAGGCTGATTCTGTGTAGTCATCTATCTGATTTCCTTATTTTTATACCCTGAGGCTGCGCCTTAGGAATTATCTTAACCCCCTTATTTATACTCCAACTTGCAATTTTTTGCGAGGTACTAACTTTGAGTAAAATCTTCACCCCCCGCCCCTACCAAAATCTCATTATCAACCACGAAATTGACTCTCTGCGCTGCAACATCTGGGCGGGCATGGGCATGGGTAAAACCGTGGCAACACTCACCACTCTGGAAGATCTCTTCATGGCGGGATCGGAGACGCAGCCCGCGCTGGTTCTCGCGCCGCTGCGCGTGGCAGCCAGCACCTGGCCGGATGAAGCGGTGAAATGGGGGCATCTGCGCAATATCGAGGTGCAGCCGATTGTCGGTAACGCCAAAGCACGCTCGGCGGCGCTAGCGAACAGCAACGCAAGCGTGTTCACCATCAACTACGACAATTTGGTCTGGCTGGTGGAAGAGCTGGGCGGCCGCTGGCCGTTCGGTACCGTCATCCCGGACGAAAGCACCCGGCTGAAATCCTTCCGGCTGCGTGGGGGTGGCAAGCGTGCAGCGGCACTGGGCAAAGTGGCGCATAAGCATATCCGGCGCTGGATGAATCTCACCGGTACGCCAGCGCCAAACGGTCTGGTGGATTTGTGGGGGCAGGCGTGGTTTGTCGACCAGGGGCAGCGCCTCGGACGCACTTACGGCGCGTTTACCTCCCGCTGGTTCAACTCAATACAGTTTCCGGGGCAGAGCTGGACGAAGCTGGAGCCATTCGCCCATTCGCAGGACGAGATACAGCGAGCGCTGGCCGACGTCACTATCTCACTGGACGCTGCCGACTGGTTCGACATCAAAGAGCCAATCCATAACGTGATCCGCGTGGGCATGCCGCCGAAGGCCCGTCAGCAGTATCGCGAGATGGAAAAGGAAATGTTCCTTGAGCTCAACGGCGAGGGCATCGAAGCGCCGAATGCCGCGGCAAAAACAGTGAAGTGCCTGCAAATTGCCAGCGGCGCGGTGTACACCGACGACGCCGGGAGCTGGTCAGAACTGCACGACGCGAAGCTGCAGGCGCTGGACAGCATACTCACCGAAGCAGCTGGCGCACCGGTGCTGGTGGCCTACCACTGGAAGCACGATCTGGAGCGCCTGCTTAAAGCGTTCCCTAAAGGTCGCCATCTCGACCAGGATCCGCAGACGCTGCGCGACTGGAACGCCGGGGAAATCCCGGTGCTGTTCGCGCATCCCGCCAGCGCAGGTCACGGTCTGAACATGCAGGACGGCGGCAACATACTGGTGTTTTTCTCGCACTGGTGGGATCTGGAGCAGTACCAGCAAATCATCGAACGCATTGGGCCAACCCGGCAGATTCAGGCCGGACACAACCGCCCGGTGTTCATTCACCACATCATCGCTGCCGACACTATGGACGACATGGTGATGGAGCGGATGAACTCAAAACGAACAGTGCAGGACATCCTGCTCGATGCCATGAAGAAGAGAGGTATAGCATGAGCGAGCAACCCGACGATCTGCTCACCCCGGACGAGGTATGCCAGAAGCTGGGCATAACCCAGAAGACGTTATGCGACTGGAATATAAAGCACCGGCATCGCGCCGTACTGGCCCCCATCCGTTTCAGCGCGAAAGTGGTTCGCTATGAGCGCCGTAACGTCGACGCCTTCATCCAGAAATGCCGCAGCCAGTATTAACCCCGTCGCCGTAACAGCGCAGCCTGCGCGAGTATGCTCCGTTCGTGAGCCTCGAAGGCTTCGCGCTTCAACGCAATCTCTTCCTGCAAAATCTCGTCTGAAAAGTCGTAATGTTCTGCCATTGGGTCATCTGACTTGCTGGAGTGATGAAGGCACAGGAGGCTTATTTCCCTTCGATCTGATCGGGAATAACCTCTTTCCTTCATCAGGGCGATAACGTTGCTCTTAAGGAATTTACGGCACATCGTATTAAATGCCCCCTCTTTCCCTTTAATAGTCCCGTCATGCTTCATGCCTTTAACAGCGCCTTCCGGGCTATAGGTTTTCACCAGTTTATCCAGCGATCTTTTTGAAAATGGCTGCATTGGGTCACGCGGCTGCAGGAATACAAAATCGTTATTGCACTCAGGAACTGAATCACGCCAGGCTTTCTGCTCGTCGATAATCCGCTGGATCTCTGGCGTTATTGGCAAGCGGAAAGCCTTTTGTGTTTTCATGGCCCCGCGCATACCGATAACTCCTTCCGGATAAACAATTTCGCCAGCATCTTCATTAATGTAATCCCAACGCAGGTTATGAACGTTAATCGGTCGAACGCCGGTAATAATCATATAGCGAACGGCGTTTTTCTGCTGTATTGAGGTACAGGCGGCCACGTTGAGCCAGAGCCGGGCGATGGATTCAATATCGGTAAAAAGTCGTGTCGGGGTGGGTTTCTGTACGCGGGAGGAAACATAATCGTCGGGCAGGCTGGCGGCAATGTTGCGGCCATTGCAAAGAGTGGGAGAGCAAAACTTCCAGAACCGACGAAGCTCGGCAAACAACTCCAGGGCGTTATTGTTCGAGCGAGTGGCGATCCATTCGTCCAGCACTTCCACCAGCCGAGGGTATGTCACGTCGCTGAACACTTCGCGCTCGCCGAACGTTGCTTTAATCCGGTCGATACGCACCCCGTAGGTGGTGAAACTGTCCGGGCTCAGCTTCTGCCGGGCCACTTTGGCTTTAAGGTCATCCCGGTACATTTCCAGCGCAGCATGGACGGACTCGGCTCGCAGGCCACCTTCGGCCATACCTGACGCCTTCTCGCGCGCCAGCTGAATTGCGAGCTCCGGCCATTCGCCGAGCTTTTTACCTTTGAGCCCCATCTTTTTGGGAAACTCGGCGTAAAATGTAACCTTACCTGCTTTGCTGAAATCGATGCGGAGATAGTTCTCTTTTTCGTATTTGGAACGGCGAGCCACGCCGGAAGCAGCGAGGATGGTTTTGGCGGCAGCAACACAGATTTTCATGTGTGCGCTGGTATAGGGAGGTTTACAGGCGTCCCACTTTTCAGACGCGGCTAAAACATCGTCATTATTGGGGCTATCCGGTTTATGTGTTACAGTGCGCGGCATTCTCAATCCTTATCTGCGTAAGCGCAGAAAACAAGCTCACACATGCAGGTCTTTACTACGGGACAAAATGCAATGTGTTGCGGTTTTGTGTTACTGGATTGAGTTTATCAGCGTTAAATACACTGGATCAACATACAGTAAGTTAATAATAGTGAAGAATGCGAATATGTCATAACTTACTGATTTCAAACTGCTTTAATGGTAATTCATTGATATGTCTTTACTAATTACTAAACGCTGTATTAATTGTGATATGTGTGAACCTGAATGCCCGAATGAGGCGATTTCAATGGGTGATCATATCTACGAGATTAACAGCGATAAGTGTACCGAATGCGTAGGTCACTACGAGACGCCAACCTGCCAGAAGGTGTGTCCGATCCCTAATACTATTGTGAAAGATCCGGCGCATGTCGAGACAGAAGAGCAGTTGTGGGATAAATTTGTGCTAATGCATCACGCAGATAAAATTTAA